AGACCCAGATAATAAAACTCTTGGTCATGGTTTAGGTGCTGTTCCAGACCTTGTAATTATTAAAGGCAGAGACGGAAGTGGGCTTGGTGGTGCAGCTCAATATTGGGTTGTCGCTGCACCAAATGTTTTTGGGAATGGTACAAGCAACCATGTTTTTTTAGATAATCAAAATGCTATGGCAAGTAATACTACCATGTGGAGAAATGCAAACTTTACATCAACAACTATTCCTGTAGGTGGTCATGCGGCAATAAATGGAAATGGTGCGGCATATGTTTTTTATGCCTTCAAAAATGTGCAAGGTTTTTCAAAGATAGGAAAATACAAAGGCAACGACCAAGACCCTGACGGAAAATTCGTCTATACAGGATTCAAACCTGCTTTTGTATGGATTAAAAATTACGATTCTGCCTTATACCACTGGCAGATATATGACACAGCCAGAAGTCCAACTAATGAAGATCATGGAGATTTATTTACAGGAGATACAACAGATGCAGAAATCACAGGTAATAATTCAAACGCAATTGATTTGTTAAGTAATGGTTTCAAATGCAGAGGTGGATATGACGGTTTCAATGGAGCGAGTTCCAATCATTTATACATAGCTTTTGCAGAATCTCCTCTGGTTACATCAACAGGAATCCCAACAACAGCGAGGTAAATATGTGGGCAATAGTAGAATCAAACAAAGTAAAAGAAGTTTTTAAAAATGCAAAACCATTAGTAATAAATGATATTACTTATCCTGCTAATATTTTTGGTAGTTGGTCAGCATCAGAATTGGAAGCGATAGGAGTTTATGCGGTCAACTTTGATAACAAAAATTTTAAAGATCCAAAGTGGTATAAGAACACTAATCAGACTTTTAATTTTGCTAGTAGTAAAGTCACTGCTTCTTATGGCGATGCTATCGCAAAAGAAATCAATGACTATGATGTTACTATTGACGGACAGACCGTTAGGAATGACGGATTAAAAACTATATATAAAAACTCTATCAACAACTCCGCAAGTGGTTTACTTCAACCATATGATTGGTATGCACTTAGAGAAATGGAAGGTGGTACTGCTATTCCAAGCAACATCAAGACATGGAGAGCAAATGTAAGGGCAAAGGCAAATGAAATGTGTACTAAGATAGATGCCTGCTCTGATTTAGATGCTTTAATTACATTATTAACTTATACAGACGACGGATCTGGAAACTTTACAAGACCACTTGGAGAGTTCCCTGAACTAAGTTAATATAAATAAAAAAAACAGGAGTTAATTATGGCAGATGCTAAAAAAGATGAAAGAAAGTTTGTTATGGAAGATAAAACCTTCTTTGTTAAAGATTTTACAGAAGAAGGCAAAGTGTTATTCAACAAGCTGACTATTTTAGAAAAATTAATACTAGAAAATAACGATAATGTTATTAAATATACAATGTTAACAGAATCAGTTATTGAAAAAAGAAATCTAATAATACAAGAGCTTAAATTAAAAGAGCCACTTATAAAAAATGACAAAGAAAGCAGTAAAGCCGAGGAAAAGAAACAAGTCACTAACTAGCCTTGATCTGCACGAAGAAATTTGCGCAATTAGATATGCAAATATAGAAAAAAGGCTTGAATCAGGTTCAGCTAGATTTATCCGTATGGAAATGCTTATTTATGGTTTATATGGCACAATAATAGGCACATATATTTTAGAACGAGTAATGTAATGGCAGGATTAACTATCGCAACAGAACCAACAGTAGAACCTGTTCAATTACAAGAGGTCAAAGATTATCTTAAAATAGAGGATTCAGTTGATGAAAGGTTACTTAGACCTTTCATTCAAACAGCAAGAAGATTTGCAGAAGAGCATCTAAGAAGAACACTGATGCAAACAACTTACAATTTATTCCTTGATTCCATAGACGAAATGGAAACTCCTTTAACAGAAGGGTTTACTACTGGCCCATATATGAACTTCTACAAAGATCACATTGCTTTACCTAAATCGCCTGTATCATCTGTTACCTCTGTAAGCACTTTTTCTGATGATGATACTGAAACTACCTTTGCTGCATCAAAATACTTTCTTGATAATGTGCGTGAGCCTGCAAGGATAGTTTTAAGGACTGGCGAAACATTTCCTTCTGCTCTTAGAGTAGCCAATGCAATAAAGGTTGTTTATGTTGCAGGTTATTCTTCTGCTTATGCTATACCAGAACCAATAAGGCTTGGGATCTTACAACTAATCGCATATCTTTATGAACATAGAGGAGATATGTACGAGGGCAAAACAGCTATCTCGCCAGTTATAAGACACCTTTTTGCGCCTTATGTAATACACGAGGGATTGAGCACTAACTCTTACATGGCTATTGGATAATGGTTTCAATAGGCAGAATGCGCTATCCTGTTACATTACAAAGCCCAACAGTAACAAGAGATGCAGGTGGAGGTCTTACAGAAAGTTATACAACACTAGCAACTCTATTCGCCGATATAAGACCAGTTTCTGGTTCAGAGAAGTATAGACAAGGGAAACTACAAGAAAGTGTCACACACGAGATTATAGTGCGTTACAGAAGCGATATTGCAACGAACTATCGTATAGTTTACGAGTCAAGAAATTTTAATATAAGAAATATAAGAAATATTGACGAAAGAGACAGATTTCTTAAATTAATCTGTACGGAAGGAGAAGCGATATAATGGCTATTAAAAATCTTTCTGCTTTTAAAAATAGATTAAAAAGAAGGCTTGACGAAAATGCAAGTATTGCTGTTCAAAAAGTTATTTTTAAATCAACAAATTTAGTAAGAAATACTGCTATTGACGGAATAGCAAGAGGTGTCAAATCTGGTAATCCAAGGCCACAAGGTGGTAATGCTTCTGCACCTGGTCAATATCCTGCAACAGATACAGGTTTTTTAATAAGTCAAATAACAACAAATGTAAAAATTGAAAAAGATAGAGTAATCGGTCAGATTATTTCTTCTGCTCCTTATTCAAAGTTTTTAGAATTTGGTACAAGTAAAATGTTACCAAGACCATTTATGCACCCTTCTTTACGAGTAAACGAAGGCAAAATTAAAAGTCTATTTAAAAAAGAAGGTTTAATTAGATGAGTTTAGGTCAATTTGCATTACAGTCTGCAATTTACAGCAGATTAAGTTCTGATTCTACTCTTACAACAACTTTAGGTGCAGGTGTAGTAGATGAAGTAACGACAGGGCAGGCTTATCCCTTTGTTGCAATAGGCGAAGAAGTAACAACTGATTTTAGTACCAAAGATCTAACTGGTAGTGAAGTAACTATAAATATTCATGTTTGGTCACAATATAAGGGATCTAAACAAACAAAAGATATATTAGACAGGCTTCATACTTTACTGCATAATTATAGTTTAAGTGTTAGTGGTCATAACTTGATAAATATTAGGTTTGATTTTTCTGACATTTTGCGAGATCCAGACGGTATTACTCGCCACGGTGTTATGAGATTTAGGGCAGTAATGCTCGGAACCTCGTAACAAATGCTAGATAGCTTTTTAGAACAGTAAAGAATTAACTACTCTTTACATATTTAGGAGAATTATATGGCAGCTCAAAAAGGCGCATCAATGCTTTTAAAAATAGGAAACGGTGGGAGTCCAGAAACATTTACAACTATTGGTGGTTTAAGATCAAATGGCATTACTTTAAATGACGAAGCAGTTGATATAACCAACAAAGATTCATCTGGTAACAGAACACTATTAGCAGACGCAGGAATACACTCTATGACTATAACAGGTTCAGGGGTTTTTACTGATGCTGCAAGTGAAACCACACTTAAAGGCACTATGAATGCAAGTTCTTTTACTAACTTTCAACTGTTAATTCCAGACTTCGGTACTTATACTGGAGCATTTATGTGTGCAAGTCTTGCATACAACGGAGAGCATAACGGTGAAGTTACTTATGATGTTACGCTTGAATCATCAGGTGCTATTACCTTTGCCACTGTATAATGGCTTGGACTAAGGTTTCTGTAAAAGCAGGAAAAATAACATGCGAAGGTATGTTTAATGGAGATCTTTTAGAGGTTCCAAATTTAATAAAAGATCCTTCAAATATTGTAATTGATAAAAAAAATTACGAGGTGTTATCAAGTTCTGTTGATGAACGGGATAATGTTTTAAAAATAAAACTTGCAAATGCAAGTACAAAAAAGGAGAAGTCAGATGACAAACGCAATGAAGGGTCAAGTTAATTTAGAACTTGGAGGAAAAACATATACTGCTAGATTGACTGTTGATTCAATAATGGCTATTGAAACAGCAACCAATCAAGGAATTATAAAATTAGCGCAAAGTATGTCTGAAGGAGATCTAAGAATGCAAGATCTTTTACAGATACTATATCTTGGCCTAAGAAATGGCGGTAATGATTATACTGAAATAGAAGTAAAGAAGATCATTCAAGATTGCGGAATGGTTGCCACAACACAAGCTGTTGCAACACTTCTTACAAAAACACTGACAGTTGATTCAGAGGAAGATACCGAGGGAAAGTCCAAGAAGGAGTTGTAGTTCGTGATCGTTTTCCCATTAAAAGATATATGGAGATATGTATCGGTATGATCGGAATGCAACCCTCTGAATTTTGGAATAGTTCAATACCAGAAGTCCACTGTGCAATACAGGGATTTAAAGAGTTTCATGTGGGCGAACAAGCAACTCCTATGACAAAAAGCGAATTAGATAACCTTATGGAGTTATATCCAGACTAATGGCAACAACAGTAGATCAGTTAATAGTTGAGATCAAAGCAGAAACAAAAGGTCTGCGTCAAGGTCTTGATCAGGTTAATAAAAAAGTTGGACGATTAAATAGTGGAGTTAAAAATTCTATTATAAGTTTTGGCACACTTGCAAAAGGTCTAGCTGTTGTTGGATTTGCAAGGCTAGGTGGAGAAATTGTCAATACATCAAGAACCTTTGAAGATTTAGAAGCAACTTTAAGAGCCATAACAGGATCAAGCGAAGCCGCAGCAACAAGTTTTGATCTTATTAGAAAATTTACCAGTGGCACAACTTTCCAACTTGAAAATGTATCAAGAGCATTTATAACCTTAGTCAATGCAGGTATAACCCCAACATCAGGTGTTCTTACTGATTTCGGTAATGTTGCTGCAGCATTTAACAAAGATATAACACAACTTGCACAGGCTGCATTTAATGCTACAACAGGCGAAATGGAGATGCTTAAACAGTTTGGTATTGTAGCAAGGTTAGAAGGCGACAAGATAAATGTAACTTTTGACGGAGTTACAACACAGATAGATAGAAATGCAACAGACATAATTGAATTTATAAGGAAAATTGGTAGTGAACAATTTCCAACTGCTCTTGAAGATAGGGCAGATACAGTTACAGGTTCTTTTTCTAACCTTAAAGATGCCACATCAGAACTTTTTAATGCTATCGGAGAAGGTGGATTAAATACTGTTCTTATAGAGTCTGCACGCAGATTTAAAGGACTGATAGAAGCAGGTAAACCTTTTGCAACTTTAGTTGGTAGAGGTATTGCTGTAGCATTTCAAAAACTTAAAGATGCTGTAAAACTTGCGAGAGATAATCTATCTTTACTCGTTACAACAATAGGTCTTTTTATAGCTGCACAACTTGGAGCAGTAGTTATAAAAACTGGTATTGCTTTTATTTCTTTTGTAAGAGCAGTTAATTTAGCAAGGATTGCAATGCTTGCTTTTAACCTTGTTACTAAAGGAAACTTTTTATTTCTTGTTGCTCTTGGTATTGCACAGGTTACAGGTGGCCTTGAAAAATTAGTCAATAAGGTAGAAGAAGCAATTGCTAAAGTAGGCGGCGACGACGGATTTCTTGCAGATCTAATAGGAGATGTTGATACAAAGTCAATAGATGAAATAGATAAAGAACTAGAAGGATTGCTTGGAGAAAATGGTACTGTTCCAGAAGGCGAGAAAGCAATAAAGAAACTAGAAGAAGCCACACAAGATCTTACTGAATCAATAGTAAACTCATCACACGCATTTACAAGAGAATTTGTAGATGCACTTATGGAAGGCGAAAGTGCGCTTGAAAGTCTTAGCAATCTTGCAAGAAATATTGTGTCAGAGATTATCTCGCATTTTATGCGTTTAGCAGTTATTAATCCTATTCTTAATGCAGTATTAGGTGGATCAAAAGGTTTTAACTTATTACCAGTATTTGGAAGTGGTACAGGAACAGTTAGTACAACTAGTAATATAAGTTCGTCAGCAGGAAGTGGAATGACTGGTGGTTTGGCAGGAGGTGGTAGAATACAAGCAGGTAGAGCAACTATTGTAGGCGAGAGAGGTGCAGAAATATTTGTACCTGATACTGGAGGAACAATATTAAATAATAGTAGAGCAGGAAGTTTAGCAGGTGGATCTCCTATTGTAGTAAATCAAAGTATTAACTTCTCAACTGGTATTGTGCCAACAGTAAGGGCAGAGGTTACAAAACTTTTACCGCAAATTTCTGATGTTACAAAAGCTGCAGTATTAGAATCAGCAAAAAGAGGTGGAAGTTTTGCAAAAACATTGCGAGGTACATAATGTCAAAAATAATTACTATGCCAACAACACCGAACTTCTTATCTTCAACATTTAGATTAAACAGAGCAGTAGGCATTACACAATCTCCTTTTACAGGTCAAGTAAAAACACAAGAATTTGATCTTGTTTTTTGGGAAGCTGATTTAACTTTACCACCAATGCGAAGATCTACTGCTGTAAACTGGCAGTCATTTTTTTTAGAATTACAAGGTGCTAAAAATACTTTTCAATTTATAGATCCAGATGCACTTACAAATACAGGAAGTTACGATGCAAATGATATGGAAGCATCTGCACGAGTAAGTAATACAAGTGTTACTTTATCATTTTCAGGAAGCACTATAACTGCAGGTGCAAGTACATTTGCAAATGCTGTAGTTGGAGATTTTATTCATATAACAGGTGCAACAAATGATGCAAATAACGGAACACATAAAATAACCACAGTAACAAGTGCAACTGTTGTTGTTACAAGTTCTACCTTAACAACAGAATCAAATACTGCAAGTTGTAAAGTTCAACAAAATGTAAAAGGTGCAACAGGACTTACTTTACAAAGCTCGTCAAACAGTGCAACAGGCACTATAAAGAAGGGAGATTATCTAGGAGTATTATCAGGCTCATCTACAACTAGCACCCCTGCACAG